AAATTCTGGGAAGATAGATATAGTCAAGGAGGTAGTAGCGGTATAGGATCATATGGTAACTCAGCCGTATATAAGGCCGATGTAATAAACTCTCTGATTAAAAAATATAACATAACCACCATCAATGATTTAGGACATGGTGATGGTAATAATATAGAACTAATAGATGTTCCGGAATACTTTGGATATGACGTTAGTAAATCTGCTCGTGATAGATGTATACATAAGTTTAAAGATAATGGGGCATATACGTTCTATTCAAGGGAGACACAATTTAAGAAGAAGGATATGGCTATTAGTCTGGATGTACTCTACCACCTTACTGAAGAGAAGGTATACAAGAAGTATTTAGATAAGTTATTTAAGATAGGTAAGATGGTTTTAATATATGCTATGGATGAAGATAGTACCGGCAATGATCATGTAGTAAGCAGAAGGTTTACCCCTTACATAGAAAAAACTTATAAAGATTTTAAATTGATAGAAGTTGTCAATGGGTTTACTGTAGACGTAAAGTTTTATCTCTACAATTCTTGATTTAGTCTCAGAATAACAAACCCGGCCTTTACCGACCTAACAAAACACATATATGGACATTACTTTATTTACACCGTATAAAAAACAAAAAGAGTTTATAGATAAGTTTGCATCTACTAAAGAGTTATTTGGGGTAGTAGCAGCACCTAGGGGATCGGGTAAGACATTATTAGGAATAAATTTATTATTATATTGGCTATTGCAGAAACCTTCACAAAAAGGAGGATGGATTAGTCCTGTTTACTCTCAAGCTAAATCGGTTATGGATCAAATAGTGACTACGGCTGAAAACTTAGTATCGGCTTCCAATCGTATGGAAGGTACCATAACGTTTATAAACGGTTCTACTATAAAGTTCTTATCTTCAGATTCTCCGGATAACATTAGAGGATTTAGGTTCACACATCTTATCTTAGATGAGACTGCCTTTATTAAAGAGACGGCTTTAGGTACGGCTATACTTCCTACATTGAACCCGTCCGGTAAAAAATGTTTAATGATATCAACACCCAAGGGTAAGAACCATTTTTACAATTGGTACAACAAAGAAGGTGTGGTTGCTTTTAAGTTTCCTCTAACCGAATGTCCTTATGTATCGAATATCTTGGTTAGTGAGGCTAAAAAATCCCTACCACCCGACATTTTTAAACAAGAGTTTGAAGCAGAATTTGTAGATTCTAACAATGATGTGTTTATAGGTATAGACAAAGTCTCTACGATTACTAATTTCCAGGTCCGTCGCCAAGACGCTTTCATTGGAATAGATACCGGTCTAACAGATGATTTTTCTGTATTGTCTATATTATCACCAGTCGGTACCGTTCTTAATGTAGAGACGCTAAATAACCTGTCGTTACAGGAGATTGCCTCTAAGTATACCTCTATAATGAAACAATACAACATCATCGGAGGTCTTATAGAGTGTAACGGTATAGGAAAGGCAATGGCCGATCTGATTCGTCCGCACTTCCGACGTATAAAAGAATTTTATATGACCCAAGACCGTAAGACTGACCTAGTTCGTAAACTAATATCTGATATAGAATCAATGAATGTCGAGTTACCAACTCGTGATTTACTACCGGCTCTTCATCGTGAATTTGGTTCTTATACATACAAATTAAGTCCTAACGGTAAATTAACGTTTAGTCACGCTACCGGATACAAGGATGATCACATAGATTCGTTGATGTTAGCCAATTATTCGCGGGTCGCCTTCATGGATCGTAAGCCGATTAAGATAAAAACCCTCCAATCTAAAGTAGGCAAACAAAGATTTACATTACCCACCCGTTAAAAACTTATTTAAATATTTATTTTTATGTCAAATACTTCTTTCGATATCACATTACCCGATTATTTAACCATAGATCAGTACGTAAAACTGAACGGTTATAAGGGTGATAGTAATTTTGGTAGGCTAGTACACACTGTATCTGCTATAACAGGTAAGGAAAAGAGTGATGTCCGTAAATGGTCTCTCTCATCTTTAACAGATCTAGCTAACCACTTTAGTGAGATTGTAGATCACAAGCAGGAGTTCCACTCTATCATTGAATGGAACGGTGTATTGTACGGTTATTCACCAGTAAAAGCCTCTACCTTAGGAGAGTATATTGACTTAGAAAACTTAGTACAGGATTTTGAAGCTAATGCTCACAAAGTAGCAGCGATATTTTATCGTCCTATCAAGTCACATAGATTTAAATCTTTAGAGTTTCATATCAAACAAAAAATAAAAATGTTAAAGAATAAAGTAGAGAATGTTTTTGATTGGTATAAGACAGAAGAGTATGACTCAGATAAACGTAAGCAAGTAGAAGAAACATTTAAAGACTTTCCAGCACATATATTTTTAGGAGCTCTTAGTTTTTTTTTGTCGACCGTAAATCTCTACTCGACAAATATTCTTTTTTTGGAGAAGAAAATAACAAAGACAATACACAAGGAGATGATGAAGGATCAGATGGATCTTCTTTCTCTAACCACTGGGGCTGGTGGGGGACTCTTTACAACCTCTCTAAGTCCGGTATATTACAAATTACAGGAGACAAATCCATTACTGACGTAAACTTTCTAACTGCTATGAACTATTTAGAGATAGATAAAGATTACAATGCTGAAGTACAAAGATTAGAGAAACAGGCAATACAAACTATGAAACGATCATGAGTTACCCAAAAAATAATTTAACATATAGAGATATTATAGAACAGTTTCAGGCTGCTACTAATGCCTCTATTGCAGTTGCTACATTTGATACCGGTACTATAGATTTTTTAGACGCTAATGCCGTAAATAAAAATTATCCTTATGTTTATCTTAGACCTATATCATCACCAGGTGTAGTAGATAAAGTAAGAAGTCTAACATTTGAATTATACTCTATGGATGTTCCGTCTTTATCGGATCAATCACCAGTTAGAGTTTTATCAGAAACAGAACAAAGAATATATGACACAATTGCTTGGTTTAATTTTGGACCAGCAGAACGTCAACAAGTATACGAAATATCAATGACCGACTTAAGTCCGGTTAATGAAGCATTTCAAGATAGAGTGTTTGGATGGGTTGCAACTATTGAAGTTGCTACACCTTTCAATTGGAACTATTGTGACTATCCACAAGTATGGCCTACGGCAACAGCAACACCGCCTCCGACAGCCACACCAACGTCGACTCCAACTAGTACTCCAACCTCTACACCTACAAGTACTCCAACGGGTACACCAACATCAACTCCGGTTCAGCCAACAGCTACTCCGACAAGTACACCAGGAGGTAGTCCAACACCTACACCTACTACTAGTCCTACGCCAACGGCTACACCACTACCTACAGTTCCTCCAACTCCGACTCCGTCACCAACGGCAGCTCCGGTCTACTTTGAATTTAAAATAGATCATAACAATCAATCAGGGTCGTTGTCAGGAAGTTGTGACTTATCTCAATCACTAAACTTCGAAAGTGTTTATGTTGATTGGAGAGATACAGATCCTGTATGGCCAGATAGAATAGTAGGTAAATCAGTTTACTCTAATGAAGGCTTAACAAACATATATACAGGTTCAGCTATATCAGATGGATCTGCTTATAGATTAGCTTATGGTAGTGAATCAGTAGCAGCTACTCCTTCTTATGCAGCAATAGATATTGAATGGATGCAATTTACAGCTAGTAACATTGTTAATACTTTAGTACCTTGTGCATTCCCAATAATAGAAACTAGGACATCTATACCACAAACAGTTAGTAGTTCATTAATTAGTGCTCAGGTAGATGACTTTGCAGGTAGAAACTTTGATCAATATGGATTCCAATGGAGTACTGGATCTAATGCAACTGCAATGATGGAAGGTAATTCATATACTTCTAGTCAAATAGGATTAAATCCTTGGGAGTATAGTTTAGAAACTGGTATAAATAGTACATTATATGTAAGAGGATTTGTTAGAGATGATCAATCAGGAGCTTACTATTATGGAGATATAGAATCAGCTAGTTCTAAACCAGCTTATCCTTGGCCAGTAAGGTTCTACGATAGTGCTTTAGAAGCAGAAAAAGCTACATTAAATGAAGCTATTCAAAATAGAACAGATCAAATGAATAGTCAATGTGGAGGTGGTTCTGGAGGAGCTACTACAATATATATTGCTAGTGAATATCCAACCGGTAGTGCAGCAGACTTTAATCCTCCTTACGGATGTACTATATCAGGTAGTGCAATAACTATAAATGACTTTATAGGAGCATCAGTATGGGATAATAAAGAATTAACTACACCAGAAAGTTTACAACCAAACAATACAGTAGAAAGATATTATTCTTACTTCGGTAACATACATGGAGTAGATGAAAGAAATGACTTTATAGTAATGTATGGAAATAAAGCAATACCAGGAACACCGGATTACGATCCTACTAATCCTAATGCAATTAAGAGAGTAGAAATAATGTCTGGTTCATTAACTTGTGCATCACCTAATACTTGTAACCCATAATGACAGAGAAAGAAGCATTATTACAGTCTTTAAAGGCATTCGGTAAAGAGTTTGAGAATAATCTTAAACGTTTAGTACCAGTTAGGGATAAAGGTCCTCAGCCTCCTAAATATGGTGCTCTTAAAGATAGTATAAAGACGTTTGCAGATATAAGCGGAGAGACGGTTAAATCCGGCGTAGATATGCTGTACTATGGTCAATACGTTAACAGCGGTACATATAAAATGGCTGCTCAACCATTTATTAATGATGCTTGGGAAGAAACAAGATTTAATGCTAAGACAGATAAAGCTTTAGAAAAATATTTAGATAGTCAATTCGAAAAAGTATTTAGAAAATAATGATAACAGTAAACGCACAACCACCGTATCCTAATGCAACATATACTCATTTGTTGTATACGATTACATCTACAGAATCTGGTCAACCTCAGTATCAGTATGTTATGGACGTTAAGCAAGGAGGAGCTTTACTAACTAGAATAAGACAGTATCCTAATCCTCAAGGAGCAGGAGTATTTGATCCTTCAAGAATACTTAATGACTATATTGACTACGATCAAAATTGGAAAACATCTACTAATATATTACCAGTAGCTTCAGTACAAACATTTGATATTTTATTTGGTGAAGAGTATGGTACATCAGTATCTTCTTCTGTTACTTTATACGATGGTAATGGTAGTCCAGGTAATCCAAATGTATCAACGTCACCAGCACAAGTATTTGGTGCTGTAGTAGATCCTAATAATGGAACTAGTTTCAATTGGCAGGCACAAGATGTTTTAAGTAACATGCCTCAAACAGATCTAGATATAACTGAAGATGAATATCAAACTCTATCAATTTATAATGATGGAAGTTTAACTACCGCTCAAGTAAATTATAATCCAGGACCAGTTTCTACTTATAATTTAGTAAGTGGATTTAATACTATACCGGTAGGTGGAAAAAATATAGGAGTTACTGGATGGGATACAATTACTGTCTCAGTTGACTCACAAAATTATACTTTCAATAAAGCAGATAATTGTAACTATGAAAGACTAAGATTTGCTTTTATAAATAAATTTGGCTTTTGGGATTACTTTGGTTGGAATTTACCACAAAGAAAAACTACAGCAATGTCTAGACAGTCTATAACTAGACCCATGGTTAATTACTCTGGTCAATTGTCAGTTTATAATCCTACAAGAAGAGGTAAAGATAATTTTAACATACAATATAACGATGTAATAAATGTATCAACGGATTGGTTAGATCAACAACAAGCAGAATGGATGAGTGAAATGTTAGAATCTCCTTCTGTATTTGTACAAAGTGGAGATAATTTTCTTCCTGTTGTAATTACAAATGGTTCTTATGTTCATAATACTAACAAAAGAAGTCAAAAAACATTCCAATACGATATTACATTCGAATACGCAAACCAACAATTAGGTAGATAAAATGGCAGATGTAATTGTTAGAGTCATACACGATGGAACAACTTATGACTTAGACATTGATAATAATATTCCACTAAGGATTGATATCTCAGCTGTTGAGAATCAAGACATCGGATCTTTCTTTGGAGTAGGCTCTCAGCAATTCGATCTACCAGGAACTAAAGAAAACAATACATTTTTTAAACATGCATACAACGTCGGTACTAACGGCGTTCCTGCATTTTATAATAGTATTACAGGATACATTATTTTAAACGGAGAGACAGTCTTAGACGGACAATTCCAGTTATTAGAGGTTATTGCAGATGATATGGGCTTTGTAACCTATAAATGTCGTATAACTGACCAAGTAGTAACGTTTAATGATGCATTAGGAAGTAAATTAATAGCATCAGGTAGTTGGGATTACTTAAACCATACTTTAGACTATGCTAATATAACAGGATCATGGAATGATGAACTATTATCTGGTTCAGTTTACTATCCTTTAGCTTTTTATGGCTTTGAAGATCCTGAAAATATACAATTACCTTGGTTTGCTTTTAGAGAATCAGGTTCATCAGCAGGAAATTATTTAGATAATAGTTTAACCCCACTACAAGCACAACAGTTAGTACCAGCAGTTAAAGTAAAAGATACTTTAGATGTTATATTTGATCAAGTAGGATTTAGATATACCGGTAGTTTTGTTAGTGGTAGTGACTTTGATGACTTATATATTTTACCTAAAGCTCAAGAAGGTTTAGGAATCGTAGGAGAACCAGGGCAGGTAGCTACTTGTGATGCTGGTCAGCTAAACAATCAAACAATTGTTACACCAGCTCAAGGAAATACAAACATAGATCTTTTAGAATTAGATCAAGTTACTTCTGATCCTACTAATGCTTTTAATACTACAGATCATTATTATCAAATAGCAGGTATTGGTGACCATACTTTTGAAGGTCAAATAACTTTTTTTAATCCTGTTTCGTTTTTCAACTCTACTGTTGAAGTTACTCTAACTTTAATGCAAGGTAGTAGATCAGGAGGAGTAGTTACGGGTACTAATAGATCTTCTCAAACTAGAACATTAACTGCTGCAGATGGATTTGTTGCTATTTCTTTATCTGTAGGTGCTCAATTTTATGCTTCATCAACTAATGAGGTATTTCTTAGCGTATCTTATAAATACGTTTCAGGAAACACTCCACCTAATTTAACTTTATTTGGATTTAGTAGTGATTTTAAATGTACTCAAGCTCCTCAAGCTACTGTAGGTGCTACAGTTAACATGGGAAGACAGTTTGGTGGTAATACTAAGTCGTTAGATATATTAAAAGGTTTAGTAAATAAATTTAATTTAGTTCTTAGTCCAGTTAAAGGTCAAGAAAGAATTATTTCTATAGATTCTTTTGATAATTGGATGAGATCAGGTGCAATTAAAGATTGGACTGAAAAATATAATACAGCTACTCGTATTGCTATAAATCATACAGTAGATGAACAACCAAAAGAAATTATCTTAACTGATAAAGAAGATAACGATAGATTTTCTAAGGTAGCTAAAGAAACTGATCCATATAGACAATATGGTAGTTTGAGATTAATTGCAGATAATAATGTTTCATTAGGAAAGAAAACTATAGGTGATTATTTTGCTCCTACTATACCAGGAGGTCCATTTGCAACAGATGCTACAGGAACAGGTACAGGTGGTAATGGATCTTTACAAATAGATACATCAACTAACTTTATTTTTCCTCATTTATATAAATTAGAGAGTAGTCAAGTAAAATCTTATGCTTTTAAACCTAGATTAGGTTATAAAGTTAATGGTACTCTACCAACTACAGCTAATGGTACTGGAATATATGTAGGACCAGCAGGAGGAGGAGTTTCTAACTTATTTACTGGTAGTTATGCTACTATAGCTAATATTTCTAACGCTCCAGCATTAAATACCTCAAAAAACTTAAACTATAACACAACTTATGCTCCTTTTAGTAATACAAACAACTTAACTGGTGGTACTAATGCTTATGATGACTATTGGGCTACCTATATTGAGAGTTTATACTGGGAAGATAGTGTTAAAGTAACGATGGACTTACAGTTCACTCAAAACGAATATTATAATATTAACTTAAACGATAGAGTATTCATTAAGGATACTTTTTATCGTATAAATTTAATTCAAGGATTTAACTTATCAGATGATGATATAGCTACAGTAGAGTTAATTAAACTTTATCCAGCTTATTTCGAAGGATTAGACTTTACAGGATGTACATTTACAGTTACTGCTACTACAAGTAGTTTAGATTGTGACTTAAATACTCCTACACCTACTCCAACATTTGTACCAACACCAGTAGGACCTACACCAACACCATCACCAACTCCTACTGCTACACCGATACAGACATCGACTCCAACAGCTACAGCAGGTCCAACACCTACTCCAAGTGCTACTCCTGCACCTACAGCAACATTACCAGCTGGAGTTAATGAGTATAGATTTACTTCTGCTCATTTAAACTTAGGAGATGCTTGTGTAGACGATACAGATGCTTATATAGCTTATAGTTCATTAGGAGCAATAGAAACAATTACTACTGCTTCATTATTCTATGAAGATACTGCTTTAACTCAATTATGGGATCAAGGAGGTAATAATTTATACTACGGTATTAACGAAGCACCATTAAGTGGTTCACCATATATTGCAGGATTGTTAAATACTGGTCAATTTACTAATTTAAGTATTTGTCCTACACCTACGGCTACTCCAAATGCAACACCAACACCTACACCTCTTGTAGCATTCCCAATTAGTGCATCAGAGAATAGTCTTACTAGTAATCTTTGTACTGCTCCATTAACTCAGTCATTATTTACTAATAAAATAATTCCAAACTGGCCTACTGGTGCTACAATATACACAGATAGTAATTTAACAACTGTATTCCAGGGAGCTAATAGATACTTTAGATTCCAAAGTGGTAGTGACAATGCTGTTTGGTCAGTAAGTAATGCAGGTTCACCATCAGTACAGGGTCAAGATTGTTCAGGATCAATTTATCAATTCTTTGGTACTCCTCAACAAAACTTAAACGTTGATCCTTGTTCTAAACCATTAACTCAAACATATTATACTAGAGACTTTAGTGCAGTAAATGATATTACATCAGGAGATAGAATTTATATTAATGCTACATTAACAACAGAATTATTTGATAACCATTTATATGCTATATCTGATATTTCAGCTAGTGATTCTTACATTAGTACTGGTAGTTCATTTAAATACAATTTAATTGGAGGTGCTAATAATATTAGTACTTGTGTATATGCTACACCAACCCCAACACCAACAATACCTCTAAATGTAACTAGTGCTTCAATAGACGCTGGTTCAGTAATAGGAGGTGAAGGATGTTTCAATCCTCCAACAGGAAGTGTATTCTTAAGAGATGATTTAGCTACTTTATTACAAAATAATACAGGAGTTGCTTATACAGACATACAAACTCAGATACCTTATCAAGGAAGTAGTGGTAGATACATGATACATCAATCAGCTTCTATAGATTCTCAAGGAAATGCTTATTCGGAATCAAGAGCTATTGTAATTATTAACGGAACTGGTGTAATTTCACTATATCAAACATGTGGAACTGAAGTATATCAATTCTCTGCTAGTAGAACAAGTAATTTAAGTTTAGATCCTTGTGCTCAACCACAAAACTACACAGTTTATTCTGATACTATTAGTTCTTCAGCTCAATTAACTACAGGAACTAGATTATATGCTAATTCTGACTTAAATGTTGAATTACAAGATAATACTAACTTTGTAATCTCAGATATTTCTGGATCTACTGGATATGCTGTAACAGGTAGTAGCTTTAGATACTTATTAATTAATGGAGCACAAAGTGTTAGCACTTGTATACCTGCAACACCAACACCTACTCCAACTTTACCACCAGCATTGTATAGTTCCAGTATTTCACAAGGATATACATTTGGATTTGGATGTTTTGTACCATTAACAGGATCAGTTTACCACAGTAAACCATTAGAAGATATAGCAGTAGATGAATCAGGATGTTTCTACAGTGATCCTTACTTACAGAATGGATTCCAAGGTGGTAATCTTAACTTTGCAATATTCCAAAGTGGTTCAACAATAGATTCTGGTTCAGGAACTGATACTTACGGTACAGCTAGAATAACTACTGCAATAAGTAATACAGGATGTATAACAGTCTTTAGAGAAAACTGTGGATCAGGTAGTGCATTCCAATTATTTAGTAGTGTAGGTAGTTCAGCTACTAATACAGATCAATGTTCTGCTGAAGTAGGAGAAATAAATACAGTAAGGTATACTACAGCCTTTACCGATGTAGCAAATGCACAGGATGGTGATAAGATTTATGTTGATGCAGCACTTACACAACAATTAGCAGACTCAACTAAATATGCAATATCGAATGACTATAAATGTTACGGTTACGAGACAGGATCATTCTCAAGAAGAATATCTTATAGCTTAATTACAGGTGGAACTGGGGGATTAACATTAAGAGGAGATGATTCAGGATCTTGTGCTGCAGTACCTAATACACAAGGATATAGTGCTTACGTAGGAGACGAGACTAGATTTATTAACAGTTCATTTAGTTGTGGAGATACAATATTCAACTCAGGATGGCAACAATATTATATAAGTGGACCAACTAGAGCAATGGATATACAGAATGGTGATAGAGTTTACTTAGATGTATCAGGATCTAATGAATATACAGGAAGTTACTTAGCATTATCAACAGTAAATCCAGATTTCGAAGGACCATTTATGTCAGGTCAACCATTTGAAGTAATAATGGACTATACAGCAGGTGTTGGTATATCAAATATACAGATATGTAACAATTGTCCAATAACTCCTACTCCAACTGCTACACCAGGTGGTCCAACACCAACTCCGACTCCTAGTCCGACACCTATACCACCTACACCTACACCAAGTAGTACACCTACGCCTACTCCAACACCAACAGATACGGTTTATGCGTTAAATAAAACTACTGCTCAAACAATTATAGGTATAGTATGTGGAGCAACAGCTACAGATGGAGACTTCTATACAACTAGAACTAGGGGATTAAATATTCAGAATGGAGATATAATGTATGCTGATGCTAATCTTACAACACCATTTAATGGAGGAAATGATTATTATGGAGTAGGTACAGCAAATGATACTACACCAGAAAGAGAAATAAGAGTAGATCAAAACGGTAACGTTACTTATGCTGCGACTTGTATAACTCCAACAGCAACACCTACACCTAGTCCTACTCCTTCAGCAGTACAAATTTATAGAGGGAATACTTCTCATGGAAACGTAAGTAATGCATGTGCAGATACAGGATTAAATGTAGTATACTCTACAGCAGATGTACCACAGCTACAAGCTAACGATTATATTTATACTAATTCAAGCTTAAGTACACCATTTAACGGAGGAGGTCAATATTGGTCACTAGAAGAAGGTGGAGGTACTTCACCATTTGTTAGGAAAGCAGCATTGATAGCATCAGATGGTAGAATACAACTATTAACAAATTGTCCATAATGGCAGGATCAGTAACATTACAATTAACAACAGGATCATCAGAAGTAGGTAACTTTACTATCTACTGTGAGAGTGCTGATCCAGGAAATGAAATAGCTCAGAACGTATCTTCTGCTAGTTTAGCAGCTGGGTATTGTACTGATGAGATATGTACTCAGTATGTTATAAAATCTAATACTAACGAATGTCAAACTCAATTAGTAGTATATAAAGATGGTCCTCCGCCTACACCTACACCAGTACCAGGAGTTACTCCTACACCTACACCAATTGTTAACCCAACACTAAGTAATGGTTGGAGATTCCAGGCAGGTACCTTTTTTAATGCAACGGATGGATTCCATAGAGGTACTTTATTTGGTTGTCCTTCAGTATTTGGATTTGGTACACCGGTTACTCCTACTACAACTCAAATAAGTTTACCGGGTACTAACTGTTACACTGGAAGTGCTCCTTATTTCTTCCCAATAGATAAAGGATATGGTATAGGAGGAGTTGGTAATGCTTCACAGTATGCTTTAACACAGTTTACATATGATAGGACTGGAGGAACAGTATCAGCAGGAATTATAAACGGAAATGGATTTGGTAATCCAGGAAGCGTTAGTCTATCTGGTTTAATTCAAGGTAGTGACGGTAGTAGTGGTACTTGGTCAGGTACTTTTACTCCAGGAGAAACTTACACTGATGCAAATGGAGTAGCTTATACACCAGAGAGTACTGGCCCTGTAGTAATGACTGGAATAAGTACGCTAACACCTAACGTAACATATAATATTACAACATAATGAAAGTAAAAGAATTACCAATAGATGAAATGAAAAGAGTAGTTGAGTTACTTCAAGAGGCTGGGGTACCAATGAGGGATATACCTGACATGGAATTACCTGACCAGGAATAAAATTTAACTTTATTTATATACATGGCTACAAAAACTTATAAAGTCGAAATCGATGTCGAATCGAAAACGCTCGGACAACTCGAAGATGAGTTAGCTCAGATTAATGAGGAGTTAAGGGATGTCGATAGAAATAGTGAAGCCTTTAAGAATTTATCTAAAGAAGCTCAAGCTCTTAATAAAGAGATAGAGAAAACTAATAATGAGATAGAGGGTTTAAAGCTAGAGGATAAACTTATGGCTGCTGATGGAGCAGCTAGAGTATTTGGTGGTTCCTTAGCTACAGTAGTCGGTACTTTAGGAGTATTAGGAGTAGAATCAGAAGCTTTTGGAGAATTTGAAAAGAAAGCAGCATCTGCCATTGCAGTAGGTTTAGGAGTTAAAGATGTCGCAGAAGGATTTGGTAACCTTTCTTTAGTAATGAAGAAGAGTGGTATTGCTGCTAAATTATTTGGTAGTACAACATCTAAAGCTTTAATTGCTACAGGTATTGGTGCATTTATAGTAGCATTAGGTACCGTTATAGCTTATTGGGACGATATAACAGCAGGAGCTAAGAAATTTGCTAACTCAGTACCTTTCATAGGTCAGGCAATAGAAGGAATAAAGAATCTTTTTGGAGATTTAATGGATGCTGCTAGACCAGTACTAGAGTTCTTAGGTATTTTACCAGATGCAGCAGAAAGAGCTCAAATGGCTATAGTAGAAACTACAGACTTAGCTATACAAGAATTACAAAGAGAATTAGCTATAGCACAGGCAGCAGGAGAAGATGCTAAAGAAATATTTAGGATTAGACAGGAGTTAATTGAAACTGAATTAACAAACTTAAAAGCTGCTAATGCTGAAAAAGAAGAAATATACAAAAAAGAAACAGAACTATTAGCTTTACAGGCAGCTGAACAAAAGAGAATAAGAGAAGGAATGTCTGATGTAGTTATAAGAGAGAAAGTAACTACAGTAAATACTCTTAAGGCTAAAGGACTAGAAGAAATAGAAGTTGCAGGTCTTACTGCTCAAACTGTAGAAATAATAAACCATCAGAAAGTAGCAGATGAAGCTGCTTATACATTAGCGGTTATTGACAATCAAATGAAGTTAGATGCTGCTAAAAGACAAGGTTTAGATAATCTTATAGCTATAGTAGGAGCTGAAAGTAAGGTAGGTAGAGCTGCTCTAATAGCAAAACAAGTATTAGCTGCTAAGGAATTGTTTATGGAGGCTAAAAAGACAATTACTTTTGCAACATTAAAAGCTTCAGAAGCTACAGTAGCAACAGCTACAGGTGCAGCTAAAACAGCAGCAGTTGGATTTCCAGCAAATATTCCATTACTTATAGCTTATGCAGTTCAAGCAGCAGGAATCATCGCAGCAGTAGTCTCAGCTGTTAGAGGAGCTAAAAAAGCTAGTAAAGGAGTAGGAGGAGATGTCCCAATGCCTTCTATGTCTTCAGCAGGGTTAGGAGCAGGAGGTCCTGCAGCTGCACCGACACCACAACAAGCACCAGTACAAGAAATATGTCCAGAACCAACAATTAAAGCTTATGTACTCTCAGGAGATGCTAGAAATGCTCAAGAGGCAGATGCTAAATTAAACAACAGAAGAACGTTGGGAGGATAAAACCTATTTATATTTATGAAGATTTTCGAATTACTTATTGACGAACTAGATAAACTAACAGGAGTAGATGCAGTAGCATTGGTAGAAGAACCAGCTATGGAAGCAGACTTCTATGCATTTAATAATAAAGAAATAGAAGATTTTGTTATTAAACAAATAATAGAAAAAGAGCTATTTGTAGAAAGAATGCCTGGTGAAGGTAGAGATGAGTATATTGGTAGATGTATTCCAGTACTTAAAAAAGAAGGATACGACGAAGATCAGGCAGCAGCTATATGTTATGATGCCTTAAAAAAAAACTTTGAGTCAATAATAGATGATGGTAAACCCCTATTCGATACTATAGAAGAAGCTGAAAAAGTAGCTTTACAGTTAGGATGTGAGGGACATCATGAACATGAGATAGACGGAAAAGTATGGTATATGCCCTGTAAAGAGCATTCTGACTTAACCGATGATCTACTAGAGCAATATCAATTTGAATCCTTTACTGATTACCCTGAATCTGCAACAAATGCTGCCAAAAGAGCTCTTGAATGGAAAGACGAACATCCAGATAACGACTGTGGTACAAGAGTTGGATGGGCAAGAGCTAACCAGCTTGCTAACAAACGAGCAATATCAGAAGAGACTATTGCTAGAATGGCTTCATTTGCTAGACATTTACAACATGAAGACGTTCCTTACTCAGAAGGGTGTGGTGGACTAATGGTAGATGCTTGGGGTGGTAGAGCAGGTATAGAATGGGCTAAGAATAAGTTAGAGTCTATTAGAGAAGAGAACAGTGCAGAGACATTTGCTAAACACGGGAGTAACGCGAAATATACCTTTGCTTTAGATAAAGAACAACAGATGGTTGTAGGTCCTTTAATGATTCCAGATAAATTAATTTTTAGACTAGATGAACAAGGAGAACCTTACTATGTATTCTTTAGTCAAGATACAATAAAACAAATAGCTCAAAAGATGATGAAAGATAAACATATCGATTCAGTAAATCTAGAGCATAACCCAGACAATACTGTAGATGGATATATGGTTTCTACTTGGATAGTAGAAGATGAAATGAAAGACAAACAACAAGTATATGGATTTAATTATCCAGCAGGTACTTGGTTTGGTCAATATAAGATCGAAGATATGTCTGTTTGGGAAAAAGTTAAAGCAGGAGAGATCAAAGGATTCTCCGTAGAAGGCTTCTTTGCCGATAAGTTTGTTCAAGCTAAGAAACAACATTAATATATATTTATATACTTATATATAAAGAGAAACCCCGGTGTTTCAATTCGGGGTCTCAGAACTATGTATAAAAAAATAAAATAGTACGGGCTAAGAGTGCCCATTTGTACATATACAATATAAGAACTTTATTTTAAACTACCAACTAAATAAAGGAAAATATTCTCTCCAATTAGACTTAATTAATTTATAGTTATCAGGAGATCTTAAATACGTTATATCAAACATCTTCTCATCACTACCAATATATTTATTTTTTAAACTATTATCAATAGTTATTTCCATTTCATCTATTAGAGAGTCTAAGGTATCGTTAGGTACAAAGAAACAAGTACCATGTATAAATCTCATTTGAGATAATGCATGTGATTCTATATTATGAATACTAATTTTTTCATGGTGAGAGAAAAATGTAGGTTTAGTTATATCTATCTTTTTAGGATCTGGCCATTTCTTATGAGCATAACTTAGTATATCTTCTCTATAAGTACCAGCGTCTTTCCAAACATAAACATCTCCGTTAAAGAATTTATTGTCTCTAGCATTTCTTAACCAATATAATTTATTAAACATAATAGTATTATATAAAGGTTTAGTCATTTCAGGTACATCAAAGTGTGCCTTATCTGTAAATTCTTGTGTCTGCATTAGATTTTCTAGTCTCTTATAGAATAACTTATAAGCAGTTAGATCTTCTGTCTTCTGTACGATAATCTTAGTATTCTCCATTGTAGGATCATATACCTTTCTATTATCGTATATAGCTTTAAAAAATTTCTCTTCTGTATATATTACTATAGGATTATCTATAGAGAGAACATTTCTCATCCAATGTAAATAAGTATGGTAAGACATTTTAAAGTTATCCCACTTATCTCTTTTTATATCAAATAACGATTGAACTATAACTGGTTTTATATCCATTCCCAATTTATTTTAGTATGTTTATGTAATACGTTTACTTTATCATTATCGAAATGTTTACTATTAGAGTTTTCGTCAAAAATAGTATCTAAAGTATAACCGTGATGGTTAAGTATAGTTGGTACAAATCCTTCTGAGTAACCATACATTCCAGACTTTAAATGTTTCATTAATAAGTTTAAAGATCTTTTACTAAACCTAACAATAGGAAAAAATGAACCAAATAGATTATTACAAGTTCTAGGTAACCTATCGTTATATCCTGGAAATCTCATAAACCATTGAGCACCAGAATAACTGTTTTCGTTAATTTTAGGTATATTTATCTGTTGACTTACTAATGGATGTTTAAAACAATACAGTGAAATAAAATCACTAGTATTATTCTCAAAACCTTTATAAAATAAATCCCAATCGGCAACCGTCACATCATCGTCATAGAACCAATAGTAATCGTAACCTTTATTGTGAATATAGTAGTATAACATTCTAAAATGTGCATAAAACCAAATTACATTTCGGTTGCCGTAGGAATTATAATAGTGTTTAGGACTAACGCTATCAGTAAAGTTAAAGCTATTCCTAATATCTTGTTCTGTATACTGTAAACCTTTTGGTAAAGAATGAGTTGTTACATCTGTTAGGTAATCAAACTCTATATTTTGTTTATCCCAATAGCTTTTATAAGCATTATATGTTGGTTTATAAGTACAAACTATATTCTTATGCATACAATTTTGTTAATATTTTATGTATTTCTGGGGTACGGTTAAACTGGTGTACTATATCATAGTCTTGCCATCTAGGAACTAAACCATATCTTTGTTTTATTCTATCCCCAAATCCCCAAGCTTCAAAAAACTGTGTAGGACCTGCTACAGCCATATGTATACACCAATTATCTGTTAAGTTAAATTTTTTAACAGCAAATATATCTTTATAAATTACTATGTTCATAGCAGCTTGATCTTCTATATCATGACCTTTTTTACTAGTTAAACATTCAGTATTCATTTGTCTTAAGTATTTAGATAATACTTCTATATCTCCAGCTATAACTCCACTACAATATACCTCTTGATCTTTAGTAGGTTGAGTATAAGAAGGAAAACATTTATTCATAACATCAGTATTCCAAGGCTCTTCTCTATGTAAAACTCCTTCTCCTGCTACAAATATATCAGCTTCATCAGTTATTTTAAGGAAAGGGTCTTTTAAAAAAGCTACGTCAAATACATCTGTGTATAAAACTTTATTATAGTACTGTTTATTATCTTCTAAGAAATCAGCCATAGGTAATAATCTCATATTATTGACTGTTTCATTACTATTTTCTCTTATACCTTGATATCTAATATTATGTTTTTCTAATGCTTTTATATCTGGTCCAGTAGGATTATAAGCAACTAAGATAACATCATCGTTATTAGTTACTGCTTCAAATGAGTTTTTCCATAGTAATATTTTATCTATGTTTTGCTCTATATTGTTACATACTCCTGTTAGTAAGTTGTTCATAGTACCATTATTTTTTTAGTTTGCCATCCATCTTTATTTCCTGGCCATATAATTATTTGATGAGGTTTAGGACCTGTATAAGATTTCCATATAGTAAAGTCTCCGCCATCTCTAGCTGCTTTAACTTTGTTGTTAAATTGTTCTCCATCCATATCTTCTCTATGTATTTGAGTACCATCTTTATCTTCAAATATAAAAGCACAAAAAGTATAATCGTCTAAAGGAAAGTCATAGTGATTTAAATCTATAGCATGTTTAAATTCTGCACTATAAGTATCTTCTTTATTACCAGGAGGATGATTATTAGCTTTAGTTCTATCTGATATAGCTCTTTCTTTAAATTTTATACCAGCATATATTTCGTAATCTTCTAGAGTTCTAACTGTACCTAAGCCGTATTTAGTTTCTTTTATTTCATCTTCACTATCAACATGTAGTAAGCTTCTTACTTTAGCATGACAAGCTTTATTTCTAGCTCCCCATTCCTTATCGTCATCCCATTGTTTAGTTCTACCTTTTCTAGTATATTCATGCCAAGCTAAAACTTTATTGGGGTGAAATAAATTATAACCGTGAGTATAAGATCTAACTGCTAATGTTATTTCTTCTCCGTGAAAATAATATTCTGGATCATGTTGTACTTCTATAGCATGTTTACCTAAAGTAAAGGCAAAGTGAGCAGAAAAGAATCTAGCTGGTATAGGATGTAAGGGTTTATTATCTATGTAATAGGGTAGAAAGAATACTACACCCTCAGGGGTAAATCTATCGAAAGACATACCCCATGGATGATTGACCCGTCCGTCAGGTTCATTTTCTGGATTATAAGAAGGAATATAACTAGTAAGTAAAGGTTTGTCGTTACCCAGGTTAATTAACCCCTTTAACATTGTTATACATTCTTCATCCCAATTTTCTATAAACCTATGGTGGGAGTCTAATTGTAAGGTATAATCTTCACCTCGGTATTGTTGTTGTATTAGGTTTCTAGCCCAACAAGCACCCTTACTATCGCTATAAGGGATATCAATAATGTTACATCTAGTATTATCATGAAATTCGTCTAAGTTATCCCAGTCGTCTTCTGGGTTATGTTGCCAGGCTATACATACGTTTAGTCTATCTGGATGCTTAGCCTTTGAGAATAAATCTCTTAATGTTGGAACTAATTCAGGGTCCCTATATGCAGCTATTTGTACGAATATAGTTTCTTCTCCCTGTTTCTTTTTATCAAAATTAAAACCCATTTATTTATTTATTTTTTCCAATGTGTGTTTAGTGCTGGCTGGAGTAATTTAATCCAGTGCTTTTCTATATCTAATCTCGTATGTTCATCATCTGATTCTGCAATTACAAATGAAGTAATATACTTAGCTTTGTGATGATAAAGAACTGATTCTTTACTGTAAGGTCTTTTATGTTGAGCTAATCTCAGTCTTAGTGATCCAGAACTACCTACATATAAACCTTTATCAGTTACAACTATGTAGACCCCTCCTTTAAGTTTTCCTCTCCATCTAGTACCATTAGCTTTACTTAATTGTTTCCATTGTTCAGTATTTTCTCCTCTCCATTTTTTAGCAGTCTCTTTAGTCATTTTATTATAATGACATTTTTTACAATAGTTATAAGTATAAACTTTATTTTGTTTCTTATTATTAATTGTATAGTAATCACTTATAGGTAAGTCTTTATTACATTTAGTACATACTTTATTCTCCATTAGTATATGTTTTATTTATTTTTATTATATTATATGTTATATTATATACATAGTCATATTTAACCATTTATTATATTTTATTTAATAATAATTCTATAATACTATATAAATACCTTATTACATATATCTAAGATATTAAAATTATCTCGAATAAGCAACTGTTTAGATAACTTTTTTGAAAAATATATATTTATACCTATTTATAATGGTAAAACTTTTATTAACCCAATTAATAATTCACTATGCAAAAAGAGGAATTAAAAACGTTGGTTAAAAAGTACTTCAACTTGACAGAGAATAATACATCCGAAAATAACGCAGAGATTAAGGCTGAATCATTTGATTCGGCTGAACTTGTTGACGGCACTAAGATTACCAATAAGGAATCCGATGAATTTGCCGTAGGACAGACTCTATATGTTATTACAGAGGCTGGCGAAGAAGTGACAGCACCCTCAGGGGAGCACACTACTAAGTCTGGTATTGTAATCGTAGTCGACGGTGAAGGAAAAATAACCGGCTATCATCGTCCAGGAGAGACTGGACAAGGATCACTTACAGAGGAAGAAATGAGCTCTGAAGCAGTATCCGAAAAGGAAGTTAAATCTGATTCAATTGAAGAAGAAAAGACTGAATTAGCTGATCATGATAGAGCAGAGATTACAGTTGGTGATGAACCAATTAGAGCAGCAGAAGAAGTAGCTATTGAAGCTATTATGGAATCTGTTGGACCAGAAATCGAAGCACTTAAAGCTAAGCTAGCTGATATGGAAGTAAAATTTGCAGAGTATGACGAAAAGCTCAAAGAGCATATGTCAGCTCCAGCAGAGGCACCCGTACAAGCTAAAGAGAGATTATCCGCCACTCTAACAAAAAAAGATCAAGCGTGGAAAAAAGAACCTTTTAATCAAAAACAAGCCCAGTATGACATGGTCTTAAAAGCTGTGGCATCTAACACTAAAACTAAATAACAATGGCAACAGGACTTAACGTTTCAGCCCTTAATGACTTTAATAACGAAGTAGCTGGGCGAATCATTCCTAAAATTGTTTTCGAAGGATATACAACATCTGTTCTTCCAATTCAAGAAGGAATTAAATATCAAGAACCTTTAAATCTATTTGATGTAGATTTACAAATTCAAACTGGTAGCTGTGTATCGACTCCATCAGGGTCTTTCAACGCTACACAGAGAAACATAACAGTAACAGATAGAATCTCTTACGACGGATTATGTTTAGACGACCTAAACTCTAAGTACTTAGGTATATCTGCACTATCTGCAGGATCATATAACGAAACATTTGCATTAGCAGAAACTTATTCTGACTTAATCGTAAATCAAATGAAGAAAAAAGATGACCAATTCCTATGGAATACTACAGACGGTCTAGGTCTTTTAACTTCAGGATCTACAGCAGGGGTTGTAACTCCAGCATTAGCAAATGTACCAGTAATAGTAGGAGATATCTTAGAAATCATCGACGAATTAATTATTAACCTACCGGATGACGTAGCTGATAGAGATGATTTAACAGTATGGATGTCAGTAGCTTCTTTCAGAAAGTATGTAACTGCTCTAAGAACGTTAAATAACTTTTACTTCGATCCTTCATCTGTAGCAAACAGACATGGTATCTTACAAATGCAATATCCTTTCCAAAACGTAAAAGTAATTGGAACAAGTGGTATTACAGGAGAAAGAATTGCTCTTATGCCTGATCAATATGCAGTAGTTGGTACAGACTTAATGTCTGACGTTTCTAACTTCTCATTATGGTATGACATAAATGCTGACCAATTAAAACATAGACTAAAGTCTAAGTTAGGTGTGCAAATTGCATACCCTGAGTACGTTATTTCTAACGATAGAAACTAATAGAAGATCAAATAAGGCGGTTTCGGCCGCCTTTTTTTTAACATTTAAAAACTTATAATATGGCTTGTGATATAACATCAGGATTTCAACTAGGTTGTCGAGACAACTCAGGTGGAATTAGTAATATCTATATCTTATCAGGCTCAGTAACATCAGTAACAGAGGCATCTGGAGAAATAACAGACCTTAGTGGTGATGGAGTATTCTATCAATTTGAATTGACTAAGAATACAGGAGACTTTACGGAGACTCCTAATCCGAGCTTAGAGAACGGTACAGTATTTTACACCCAAACGGTTAATGCTGCCTTCCATAAGTTGCAAACTTCTATTAGAAACCAAGTAAAAGTATTAGCACAGAACCCAGATCTTAAAATCGTTGTTGAAACAAACAATGGAAATGAAGACGGAGTCGGTAAATTCTTTTATGTAGGAAGATATAGAGGGGCAACCTTATCAGGAGGATCAGGTACCACTGGAACAGCATTTGGCGATGCAAACCAGTACGCACTGACATTTGAGGGTATGGAACCTCAACCAGCACAAATGATTCTAAACCCAGCAGGATTAGAATTGACAGATGCCTTAACAGGTATTACTGTTTCATTTTAAATACTAATTACAAAAATTGGGGACGGTTCTAGTAGGAACTCTCCCCTTTTTTTCTTATATTTAATAGTATGATCAACATCTATAGTGCCCACCCGACTTCATCCTTTGTGATGTACCCTGATGATCCAATAACTTCATCGGGAGCACAGCAGTATAGATTAGAACTAACACAATCTTTAGACCAAAGTACTAGCTCAATATTTACGGTTCAAAGATTAAACACTGAACAACCTCAAAGAACATCTGAGGTTTTAGTTATGTCTGCATTTAGTGGTAGTGAAATACCAACAGCAGATGGTCAGTATACAGCTAGTTTAAGACTAGGATCAGGTAGAAGCCTCGTATGGGGCACAGCCCATAAATTATTTGGGACCTATCATGTAAGATGGAGTGAAGTCGATCTAGATTCTTACGTAGGAGACATAGTAGCATCAGATAGAGCTTACGTGCATGGAACTAATCTACAAGATATAACAACATACACAGGCACAGATCAAACAGGTGCTTATACCACATATAACGGATAAAATGGCAGAAAATAAAAAATTTAAATTCCAAATGATACCTCCTCCAGGAGGCAATAGATTCTTTGATCATAGAGAAGATTACTCTACTGACGAGTTTATTAGATTTGGAGAAGATAACCTATTCCCTCAGAATACAATAGAGCTTTATAACAAGTCTTCAATTAATGCATCAGCAATTAATGCTATTGTAGAAGGAATTATAGGTAAAGGACTTACAGCTGATAACGAATCATATCTAGAAAAAGCTAATATGAAAGGTGAAACTTGGAATGATATATTTCAGAAGATAGCCTTAGACTATAAATTACATGGTTCATATGCATTAGAGATTATTTGGTCTAATGATAGATCTAGAATAGAAGCATATCATATTGACTTTGCTAACGTTAGAGCTGCAGAAAAAGACCATAGGGGGCATATACCAGGGTACTATGTCTCATCTAAATGGGGTAAAATAGGAAGAGCAAGACAATTTGTTACTGAAGAAGAAGCATTATACTTATGTGCTTTCGATCCAGCTAAAAAAGAAGAACATCCTCACCAACTTTACGTATGTAAAAACTATAGACCAGGTCAGCAATATTATCCGCTACCTGATTATGTAGGAGCATATAGAGTAATTGAACTAGATATGGAAATAGATAACTTCCATACTTGTAATATTAGAAATGGTTTAGCACCGTCTCTAAGCATTACTACATTTACTAATGGATCAGACGATCAATTAAGAGATATCGAAGGGCAGCTAAACGCTAACTACGGGGGAACTGATAATGCTGGTAGTCTTATGTACATAGATGTAGACAGTCCAGAGAATGCTCCAGTAATAACACCAATACCACAAAATGGTGCAGATGGTTACTACACAGCCATTAATGACTTAGTGGTACAAAAAATATTAACAGCACACAGGATTACTTCTCCAATGATCTTAGGAATTAAGACAGCCGGTGAATTAGGAGGAAGATCAGAAGTAATCGATGCGTATCTATTATTCCAGAACAATGTTATTGTTCCTTTCCAGCAAGTAATACTAGGCTCATTAGAAAGTATTATGCAAATTAACTACCCAGATATAGTCTTAGGTGTGGAGCAAAAGAAACTATACGAAGACGGTAGAGAGGAAGAAGAAGTGATAGTAGATACCGACACAACAGCTCAAGAAGAAGCTGACATTCAACAACCAGAACTACTCGCATAATGACAGATGTATTACTAATATCCGAAGCAAAAGTTAGACAGTTTACTGACATTAATCAAAATGTTGATACTGATCTAATAAAAAATAATATAAGAACAGCTCAAGATTATTATGTCCAAGCTGTTATAGGTACTGAACTATATAATAAATTAAAAGATGATGTTAAAAATAATACCTTAGCTGGTAATTATATTACATTACTAAACGATTATATTCAGGACTTTTTACTGTATGCAACTTACTATGAGACACTAGAAAGTATATACATCAGACCAAGAAATAATGGATTACTAAGACCAAATGGTGGAGAAAATAGTGATCCAGTAGATAAAGATCTTTATCATATGAGAAGACAATCAGTTGAAAATAAGATGACTTATTACAACGAAAGATTGACTAACTACATTATAGAAGAGCAAACTTTATTTCCAGAGCTTAATGATAACGATAAGCTTTACGAACAGAATCCAGACTATACCAACAAGTATCACAATCCATTTGTAATGAGAAAGAATATGTATGCTGAGTGGGCTAAAAGGTATGGCATTCAACTTTACGACACACGATATAAACAATACCCTCAATAATGGCAACATCACTAGAACTTCAATTTATAGATGAGTCGTATCAAAAGCTAGTCCAAATAAGTGGATCTTATATAGCAGATGGTACTGGCTCTCAAATTAATAATTTAATCTTAACAGCATCTTATGCAAATAATGCTAGATCAGCAAGCTATTCTAATAATAGTACATCAGCATCCTATGCTGTATCATCTAGCCATAGTGCTAACTCTGATAATGCTATTTCGTCATCGTATGCGGTAAGTGCTAGTCATGCAGTGAATTCTGATATTGCCATTTCAGCCTCACATGCAGTAAATAGTGATAATGCCGTTTCTGCTAGTTATTCTCAGAATGCAGGAGCAGCAGTAAGCGCATCACATGCCTTAAATGCCGATAACTCTATATCTAGTTCACATGCAATCTCTGCATCTTTTGCAGTTACAGCATCACATTTAATAGGAACAGTAACTTCTGCTTCTTACGCAGTAAGTGCTTCACATGCTAACTATGCTAATAGTGCTGGAACAGCTAATTTTGTAACTGGATCTAATGTATTTGGACCTTTAGGTTCTAATAGTATTTTATCAGCATCTTTTGCTATATCATCTAGTTATTCAGAAAGAACAGGTACAGCTGGCGATGCAGAAGACTTAATTGTAGGAATAAAAAATACTTCAGGACATACTATTATAAAAGGTACACCTGTACATGCAGTAGGAGTAACAGGAGAGAATATAGATATTATAACTGCTTCTAACTTTAACGGAGATATGCCAGCATTAGGTGTAGCTCAAGCAGATATAAATGCATCAGCAGCAGGTAGAGCAGTAGTAAGTGGTAGATTGATAGGATTTAACACTAATGGATTTATAGCAGGAGATAATGTATATGTAGGATTAGATGGAGCTTTAACACAAACTAAACCAACTGGTTCAGCACTTATACAAAATATTGGTATTATTGGTAAAGTAGATAGTACTGATGGAGAAATGGTAGTATTAGGAGCAGGTAGAACAAATGACGTACCTAATATAGCTGAAAATTACTTATGGTTAGGAAATAGCGATGGTGTAGCTACAGCAGTAATTAGTTCATCTATAAAAGTAGATGACGCTATATCATCTTCATATGCTGTATCATCTTCATATGCTACTTTAGCTGATAACTTAACATCAGGTAATAAAAGCCATGCTGGTTCAATAAATCAAACAGTAGCAGCACCGGTTGCTAACACTCAAACAAACTTTGTAACAACTACAGGAGTTACTTTTAACGGTAACAGTTATCCTATATCTGAATTTGCTTATGTTAACTTTCCATCATTTGGAGATCAATTTACTAATGCTTATGGTATATCACAATACGATGGGTTTGGATACACAGGAGGTGCAGAATTATTAATTGCACCACAAAGAGTACAATTTAACCTAACACCAAAAGGAGCAGCAGCACCTGGAGTATATAATTTATCCGGTGTAATGGCTATGCAGTCTAGTTCTTTAGGAAATGGTAGTCAGGTATTATGTTACGGTACAGAAGTACAGTTAGGTGCATTTAGAGGGGTAACAATTAGCTTAGGTAACAGATCAGGAATAGCAACTAACCAAACAGAGAACTTAAATATAAATGCTGTAACGTCTTCTATGACTACAGATTATAATTATAATACAGCTCAGATAGGTCACTTTACTACTGGTGGTTCAAGAGGAAATGTAGCTGCTATTACAAATGCAGGATCAGGTAATAATTCATTCTTAAGTCTAAACCAAGGTAACTTCTATACTTTAGATCTAACTACATCAGATACTATACTAGCATTAAACACATTTGATGTTGTAGCCTCATACGGACAAACGTTTTCTATCTTAGTTGATAATAGTACTACTACTAATGCATTAACCTTTGATAGTAACTTTAAGTTTGCGGGAGGTACAGCTCCAACAATAACTCAAAATGGTACAGATATACTAACAGGTATAGTATATGGAAATAATAACGTATACATAACAGCAGTACAAAATTTATCATAATATGAACGAACAAAGAATAGAAGCATTAAGAGCTGAGATTAGAGCTGAAAAAGATAACGGTAGTACTAAAGAAGATTTAATTAATCTAACTATTCTACCTAATAATTTAATCCAAGAAATATACTCAGAATAAATGAGTTTAATTAATATTCCTTTTGGGTTTATGGGGTCTACTGGAGCAGGAGATCGTTTACTTGACCTTTATGGTTCTGAAGTAGGATTTGCTTTGTCTACTAGAAAACTTAGCTCTACTTATACTGGTAACTGTATGGAAGTAACTAGAGATTCTGATAGTACTACACTAGATATAGGATTTGCAGGTGATTCTGTTAATACAACAGCAATAACTAATTTTTGTACCGGTACAGTAGGTAGAGTTACTAAATGGTACGATCAAACAGGAGGAGGTAATTACTTTGCAGATGATAATGGACCTGTGATATATTCTGGAAGTATTAAAACCTCTAGAGGATTACCAGCTTGTGATTTTGATGGCGGTTTATTGTCGGAAGGACTACATTACCAAGGAGGAGGAGCTGGACAAGGATATGAATTTACAGGATCTTATAGTTACTTTATAGTATCTACAGGAGCAAAAACTTCAAACTCTTATATGTTTGGTAGTTCAGTAGCAGCATCTAAACCTGCTATTATATGTAAATATACAGGTGCAAACAGTACAGAGTGGTATAATACTCAAAGACAGTTAATTGATTCAAATCAAAATAATGCTGACGTACAACAAATATCAATAGTACACGATAGTACTAACACAACAACATGTCATTATTCTGGTAGTCAGGTATTTTCAGTAGGAGGAGACACTCTACCTGCTATCCCTGCAGATGTAGAAGCTATAGGAGGAGATAGTCCAACAGGTAATGTCTATGGAGGTAAAATGTCAGAATTTATATTTTACAATAATGAAAAGACTAGTGATCAATCTGCAATAGCTACTAACCAGAACGACTATTATCAAATGTATTAGGTGGATCTGCCATGATTGATTGAGTACCTTTCCCAAGATTACCACCTGCCCCTCCACCCGAGGGGTTTTTTTTAGGAAAAAGTTGCCTAATTATAATAAAGTAGCTATATTGTGTATATGAAGTTAAGTGAAGAGGATAAGATTGTTAGAAAAGAGTTAGATAAGATATATCCTCAATTGTTAATCAATTGCGAAAAGGTATGCGGAGCAGCCTTTAATAAGCATGGTATGGATTTACTAGCAGTAGGTATAGAACAATATCTAAAGAAACCCATAGAGTATCAGCTGAAAGTTATAAATGACGGTAAACTAGAACATTTTATTACTTATATAATGAACTTCCAGTTAAAACATGCTACTACTCATTTCTATCATCACTATAGAAAGCATCATGAGAAACAAAGAGAGTTATTTCCTAACTACGATTATGGTACTAACTTTCAGATAGATGGATGGGAAGAGAATCATAAAGGAGATGATGATGCTATGTTATGTGTGAAACATCATATGAGTAAATTAGATCCTTATAAAAAAATGCTAGTAGATGAATATGTGATAAATGGTTTAAAGTTTAATCATATATCTAAAAAGTATAACATTGGGTATCATAATTTAAAAAAAGATTTAAATAAGGTACTAAAAGAAATTAAATCATTATGCAATTATTTGAGATAAGTTTAATAATTAACTTCGGATTGATAATTCTGTGTCTATCCTTAGTTTATCCTAAAGCCTTAGTATGGTATAGGAAAAGACAGAAACGTAGAGAGAACCTTTCTAAACTGGAGAGAGCCAACTTAATCAAGACGATTAGAGTAGAAGTTAGAAGGTATCTAGAAGAACTACAAGAAAAATGATAGAAACATTATATATATTATTAGCGTATGCAATTATAGGTAATATGATTGCGTATGACTTTACACCCCTGCAGCCGGCTAAAGACAAATTCATTGAATTCTTTAATCGTCGCTCGACGAGTTTACTCTTCTCCTTATTCGATGGAGTCTTAAACTGCTCGAAATGTGCAAGTTTCTGGATTACCCTGATAGGTCGGGGATCCATATTGGATGCAGCAGTAGCCGGTATGTTAGGGTATTTAGTAAATTATATGTACGATAGAATAAAGTTATGGTATGAGAGCTGATTATAAGGAATGGCTATTGAATGAGTTTGCTACTA